GGATGTAGACAATTTCAACCTGGCTGACCACACCTGGTAGACATATAGAACAGCATAGACAGGACGTAACGCCAATGGCGACCGCAGCGGCGACAAACATATCACCCATTATGCTTTTTGTTTTACTTGGTCGAAAGCGGGTTGTAGAGACGCTTCAATCTCCCGCAGGAGTGCGTTGATGTCTTTCAGGTGTCGGGACGCTTCAAGGGTATTTTCGCGGGGCATGAATCCATACTGGACTCGCGTCACCGCAACGGATAACTGCCTCTGTCGCTCAACCACTTGAAGTGCCAGTGTAGACAACTGTTTTCGCATCAATGCACGGATATGTGTTGGACGGAGAAAATCTTTAAACCCCGTCGTCCTCGCGGGAGGTGAAGTACTCGCGCATCTTCTCATCGACCTCGCGATTCGTCAGCTCCCATACGCCGTCTGCGTTGGGTTCGACGATCGAACGCACATCGCGGACACCATTGAGGATCTTGTGACGGTCGACGTACTTCCGGTTCTTGGCCGAGCCATGCCACAGGTGATACACGGTTCCGAGGGCACATGACACCTTGGGGAGAACCATGCGCGAGTATTCTTCATACGATGGAATCAGTGCCTGATGCACGTAGCCTCTCGGGAACTTAATGTTCAACCACGCAGCGGTGGACAAGGTGTCTCCGCTGCCTGTGATGCCATGCTGATAGAACCCAATCTCCCTGAACCACTTGCGCTGGAAGGCCCACCCGAATCCAGGATGGTAATTGTGGTTGTAAAGGTTGAGTCGATCCATGTAGGCCACGGACAACCGGGTCTGGACAAGGTTCTTGTACGTACTGTCGAGCCACACGCACGACGAGAACGGCTGCACGACTTCATATGTACTCAGCAGCCGCGATACGTCGCTGTACCACCTCGGGTTGCCGAAGATGACATCTGCGTCCAGGAACATCAATTTCTTGAAGCGCCAGGGGATCCGCTTTTCGAGTAGGCTGCACAACACCTCTTTATGGAAAAACACGCTGTCCCCCTTGACGTGGTAGGCATCCGCGATCTCCGGTTCCGCATCGCCGAACGTCAGTTCCATCGTGTAATATGGGATCTTCGCCAACTTCAATTTCTCGATCGTGTAGAAGTAGTTCATCAGCATCTTCTTTGAGTGGGCAGGGTTGAAGAAGACAAAGCAAATTGCCATGTCTTTGCGTGAAGGGATCTCGTAGCGACATGCGGCGACATCCACAATGCAGGTCTCAATTGGCGGGGCAGTTTCAGGTGTGCGAACAACGTTATATGCAAAGGACTGGATTTGACCCATTACTTATACTGTGCGTTTTCGATATTGGCACGAGCCTCAGCTACGCGCTGTAAGTGCTTACGGCGACTCATTTCAGCCTGAGCCTTTGCGCGCTTGAGCTGACGCCGACGCGAGAGCTCGTACATACGCTTGGTCTGCTTCTTTGTTTGGAACACTGCCTTGACTGCCTTCTTAATACCCAGGAATCCTCCGGTCCGTCGACGAGTCCTCATTGTATTCAGCCGACAAAAACGAATTTACCGCGAAGGAGACGAAGGAAGCATATGTACTCGCCCTACAATGCCTCCAATCGACCTTTCACTGAGGATGACATCCACCGCATTCTCCGTCGTCATGGACTCCCGCATTACCGCGTCAGCAACCGGAAGGTCTTTCAGACCGCAATGGTCCATACAACCTACGTTCGACGCACAGACTACACTACGCCTGATGGAGAGCCGGCCGTTCTCGCTCCCTGTCCCTCCGGCGTTATGCCCCTCCAAGATGAGAGCTATGAATGCCTGGAATTTGAAGGTGATGCAGTCCTCGGTGCCTGTATCGCGACGTATCTACGCAAGAAGTTCCCCGAGAAGAAGCAGGGATTCTTGACGGACGCCCGTAAGGAGCTCGTCAACAATGACCGAATCGGGGGGCTGTCGAAGGTGATCGGTCTTGATCGATTCTATGTGATTTCCCGCCACAACGAGGACTCGGTGGCCATTGCTGGGCGTTCGAACACCAAGAAGCTTGGCGACATCTTTGAGGCGTTTCTGGGAGCTCTGTGGACGGACTGTGGGAACCGGTTTGCAATTGTGTACTCCTTCGTGACCACTGTGATGGAAGCCTACCTGGACGTGGATGAAATCGTGAACTCGGCGACGAACTTCAAGGACCTGTTTCAGAAGTACTGTCAGCGGGAGTTCAAGTGCACCCCGGAGTACGAGATGCGATCCAATGACCCGAAGAAGAACGAGATTGTGGTGGCGGTCATGGTCGCTGGAAAGGTCTATGGACTTGGCGTTGGATCCACACGAAAGAAGGCAGAGCAGGTGGCGTGTAAGGAGGCACTCAGTAAAGTCGGGGTAGGCGTTTCCGCCGCCTAGTTCCACCACCCTTGACAGGGAGGAGAACGCCTTGTAACGACGTGATCGCAGCGCCACGGGCTTTCTTATCATCTTTTGCCGCCCATACTGCTGCCCGGCACGTATCAATGGCGGCACTCTTCGTAATGGCTACTTCCCCAACCGCCGTTAGAACCGCAAGTATGTCGGAAACCCTCGTGAGAGTGTCCATATCTACGCCGTCTTCGAGATTCCGTATGTGGGCATATTGTGGAAAATCGTCGTATGTGCCGCTCGTATTGGTGCGTATGGCTTCAACATACACTCTGAACTCGTCGGGGCTTTTCAGCTTATCGTAGTCAAATGTAACGGCATGTCCATCGGGCATAATTGCCATGTTTCCATCATGTAGATCATTGATCACGAATGTACCATCGATAGCAACAAGTCCATGTAAGATCTCGAATAATGCTTTGAGTTTGTCCGGGACGGAGAGAGTATCAACTGTCTGTTTAAACTTAGGAACTATGAGACAGTACCCTTCGGCGTTCTCGAATACATAGTCTATTGTCTGATCTTGACCGCGCGTAGTCGAGTTGAATTGTTTGACTCGTCTTGTCAGTCGTTTTCCAACACGGACCCAACCCGTCTCGTCCCGTCTGACCATTTCGTTCAGGTTGCATCTGTATTCGCGTACATATGTATTCGTGATCCTCTTGACAAGATCGCCCTCGCCCTCGGAGGTCGCGGCTTTTATCATGTCGTGTTTCTTTACAATCGTATCATCTACTGAGATATATGCAACATATGCCTTCGGGTCGTCGAGTTCAGGCTTAAACTGTTCAGGCTCACCTTTCTCGACCGCTTTATATGGAAGGAAATTCCACCCCTCGCCCTCCCCTGATTCAAATGTAATCGCACTATACCCAGAGTCTTTAAAAACACCTCCTCGATGCTTTCGACGACGAAACGTACGACGACGACCTCCTCCAGGTGCAAGAAGCTTCCGACACGCGTCTTTCATGTCTTCGAGCTTCTTCTTCTCTGGGTCGGCTGCCGGAGCCGGAACCGCCTTGACCTCAACAACGGATGATTCCGGGTTATTCACCACCGCAGGGATGATGCGGCTCACCGCCTGTGCCTCTGCGGGAGGCATAGGCTTTTCCGCTACGATTGGGTGAATGGCCGGTGGGTCTCCGAACAGCTCCGGAATCATGACCTTAAGCTTCTCGGTCAGAAGCTCATTTGGTTTCTTGCTGATCGACTCGAATATCTCATCCGCGAATGCCTTGGCCTTGTCTTCGGAGACAACTCCCGCCGCACGTGCCGGTCCCAGCAGTCCAAGCGTATCCCACACGGACAGTATCGTTGAAAAGAGTCCCTTGCTCGGCATCTTGAGTTTCAAATGATATACGTCAAGAAGTGCGAACTGTATCGTGTGCTGACTGAGCGTCTTCCAGTTGTCCTGTTGTGCCTTGCTCCACGAAAGATACGACCTCACCCACTTCTTGAATGATTCGTGACCCACCGTTCCGCGCCCCCAGTCGAATATGACAAGCTGGTCACCCATCCATCCGAGATTGTTGAAATGCGAATCACTGTGGGTCACCTTCTCGGCGTTCATCTGCACCATGGCAAGCATCAGTCCCTTCAAGGATGACTTGATCAGTGCATCCGGCTTGGACTTGGCGAATATGCTGCGATAGAGCGTGTCGCCCTGCTTGGGAGTGACCAAGTTGATTAATCCCTTGTTACCCTGGAGCAGGGGGATCGTACAGTTCTTCTGCTTGTCTTCCGGTTTGAACTTGGGGGCACATGCTCTGTTGGCCAAGTTGAAGAACTGGGAGATACCATTACCCTTTACCGCGATGGCATCGAGCGCCTTGACTACAGCCTTCTGAACCGTGACTTCGTATTTATCGCGAGTGATACGGGAGACGAATTCAGTTCCAGGGGGTGCAGACCGTATCGTTGCTCCCTTCTTCGTGGCACATGCGACATCGGGGATGTAAACGCAGGTGTCTGCTCCCTGCGTCTTGTATTCGCCACCTTCCATTGTTCAGAAGCGACAAGAATATATCCTCGCAAAAGATAAACACAATGGGCGGTGGTCTTCTCCAGCTCGTCGCATATGGTGCTCAGGATGCCTACATCACTGGAAATCCCCACATCACCTTCTGGAAGGTGCTCTACAAGCGTCATACCAATTTCGCCATGGAGGCCATGCGTGTCAACTTCACCGGCTCCCCCGCCTACGGTCAGCGCTCGGTGGTGGTTGTGAACCGGAATGCTGACCTGATGTTCCGCACCTACCTCGAGGTCACGCTGCCTGACACCCGTGCGGCGGCAACAGGTGCCGCGAACGACGTGCTCTGGACGGCCGGTGGTCGCCGCCGTCTGGGTTACCTCCTCATCCAGCAGGTGGAGATTGAGATCGGTGGCCAGATCATGGACCGCCACTACGGCGAGTGGATGTACATCTGGGAGTCTCTGACCTCGCCGTATGACCAGTCGGTTCGCCTCGACCAGATGCTTGGTGCCAACGTGGCCGGTACCTACTCCACCCCGGCTGGTTGCAACGGCCGCCCGGCGGTTCTCTACATCCCGCTCCAGTTCTGGTTCTGCCGCAACCCCGGTCTGGCTCTGCCGCTCATCGCCCTCCAGTACCACGAGGTGCGCCTGAACTTCATCTTCCGTCAGGCCACGGACCTGGTGCAGAACATCACAACGGGTGGTGTTGCGTGGAACACAACGACTCCCTCTGCGTCGATCACGGGTGCGGCTGCTGCTCTTCCCCGCTTTAAGGATGCGGCGGTCTATGTGGACTACATCTACCTCGACACGGACGAGCGCCGCCGCTTCGCCCAGCAGACGCACGAGTACCTGATTGACCAGCTCCAGTATGGTCTCCAGCAGTCGATCACCTCCCAGACAGTGCGCCTGGATCTGACCCTCAACCACCCGGTTAAGGAGCTGGTGTGGGTTTACCAGGATGCGCGTGTCCTCGATTGCTCGGTCGTCGGTCAGGCCTTCGCCGCACTTCCGGCCGCGAACAACACCCAGCCCTTTCAGTATGCGGATATCGCCAACCGCTGCCGCCTCCAGCTCAACGGCCAGGACCGCTTCGACGAGCGCTACGGCGACTACTTCTGGAAGGTGCAGCCCTACCAGCACCACAGCGGCGGCGCCTTCGAGGTTCACGCCTACACCCAGCCGGTGGGTCAGACCTCGTATGGAGCCTCGTATGGAGTGTTTACGGCTACAACAGCTGCTGTGAACTCGTATGCGGTCACAGGCATCACCTGGGTCTCGCCCACAGCTGCTAACGCTGCGTTCTATGGCAGTCTGACGGCGGTTGTCGTGAATGCAACAGGTCCTCCCGCTTCCTCTGTGATGTCCGAGGTTGTCCCGGCTGGAACGACGATCACGTTCACGGCCAACGGCACGTCTGCACCTACGGCTGCAACGCTGAGCTACACGCCCAACGTGGCCGGAACCGTGACGTTCTATGTCCTCTATGACCCGAATAACGCCGTTCTTGACACCGTCACGGGAGGTTCGCTCGGCTTCCAGCAGGTCAACTCGGCCGGTGCCACGACTGCGACTGTCGCAGGTCAGACGGTTGCTGTCTCGGGCGTTGGCTACACGCAGTCGATCAACCCGATCAACGTGTACTCGTTCTCCCTGGCCCCCGAAGAGCACCAGCCGTCTGGTTCGTGCAACTTCTCCCGTGTCGACACCACGACCCTGGTCTTCGATTCGATCACAGGTGTAGATGGCAAGGCTCTGGTGGCTGGTTCGTTCCCGAGCAAGAGCTTCCCCTACCTGTTCCGCCTGTATGCCGTGAACTACAACATCTTCCGCGTCATGAGCGGTATGGGTGGTCTGGCCTACAGCAACTAAACCTTCAAATCCATCAATGTGATCGAGGTGTTGGGTG